CGCGACGAGCGTGTCGCAGGCGATCGAGGACATTGTCGCCATGTCGGCCATCGGCAAGCTGCTGGCCATCGGCTCGCTGCAAATCGATCTCGGGCGCTTTGCATCTGTGGTCGTTCCCGGCCGTGCCACCAGCATCGCGGATGCCGGCACCTGGGTGCAGGAAGGCCATCCGGCACCAGCCCGCCAGCTCACGCTGCTCGGGCCGACGCTGTCCTCGCGCAAGCTCGAGGTGATCGTCACCATGACCCGCGAGCTGACGGAGGCCTCCAACATCGAGGACGTGGTCCGCATCCTGACCACCGAAGCGGCGAGCATGGCGCTCGATGCTGCCGTGTTCTCCACCAATGCAGCTACAGCGGCGCGGCCCGCCGGCCTGCTCAACGGCATTGCCCCGCTGGTCCCGGCCGGCGCCGGCTCTGGCTTCGACAGCTGCGGTCAGGATCTTGGTGCACTGGTGGGCGACATCGCGACCCGCGCAGGCGGTGCCCGAGCGGCCTTCGTTGCATCACCTGCAGAGGCCACCTCGATCCGGTTCTGGGCTGGTGGCCAGTTCGGCACCACGCCGCAGACCGATGTGCTTCCGGTGGCGGCTTCAACTGCCCTGCCGAAGGGCTGGATCGTCTGCCTTGAGCCTCCCAGCTTTGCCTGCACCATCGGCCCGCCCGAGTTTGCCGCGACGACGGTGGCTGCGATCCATCAGGAGGACACTGCGCCGGCTGATATCTTCCCGGCAGCGGGCCCGCCGTCCACGCCGGTCAAGGCCATGTGGCAGGTCGATGCCATCGCGCTGAAGATGACGCTGTGGGCCGACTGGTGCATGCGCGCGCCGCACGTCAGCTACATGGACAGCGTCGCATGGTAGACATCTCGTCGTTGCGACACGAGCAAAGTCGAGAAGCTCTTCGAGAAGATGGCCAAGCAGCTCGAAGACTTCCCCCAGGCGATAGCTGACGAGCTGACCAATTGGCAGCACGAGGACATGCGCCGTGCCTATCCAAACACCACACTGGAGGACTGCGAGGCCTCCACGCTGATCTGGCCGCGTTCACGAATGTCTGAGCAAGACGAGAAATTGCGCCGGCAGCAGATGGTTCGTCGCGCCAAATGGCCACCGCACGCCAGGCGCCAGCAGCGAGCACCCGCTGGGACAGCCGGGCGCGTCAAGAGCACGCGACCAATCCTGCGAGAGAGCTTGTTCGATCAGCTTGTCGATCGCATGGACAAGCTGATGGAGGATGACCTGTCATGGGCATAGACTGGTCGGACGATCTCTATCTGCCGTGTCAGGACGTGTTCGGGCGGCCGGTGACCATCACGCCGCTGGTCTCGCAACCTGGCGCGCCCGCATACCCCAATCGCGGCATCTTCGACACCCGCGTCATCAATGTCATTCTGGAAGACGGCTCGCTGCTCGGCGACCAGCAGACCATCCTCGACATCCGCATCGCTGAATATGCCGTGCTGCCGATGCAGGGCGATCAGATCAACGTTCCGGCGGACCCAGCGAGCGGCATGCCGGTGCGCGGCGATTTCATGGTCACCAATCGCGGCAACAACGCCGGCGGTGAGATGACTCTGGAGTTGAAGAGGATCGGATGATTACCGAGACACAGAGTCAGGCATTCGACATTAACGATGCCTTCCTCAACCTGCTCACGGCCGATCCGTTCTTTGCTGGCTATACGGCTCGCCAGACCAAGATGCTGCCGGTGCAGGTGGAGCTGATCCCCTATCTCGGCGTCTATATGATCGATGAAAGCCATACTCCGGATGGCGACGCCAACGCCACCTGTGTCCGCTTTAGCCACACCGCACGCACAGGCTTCTCGGTCGTGCTGAAGAACGCTGATCAGAATGCGCTGCGGAAGAGCCTCGACCAGGCCTTCCTGCGCATCATGACGGTGCTGTGGACTGACCAGAAGCTGATGAACGTGTTCGTCAACTCAAATCCCGAGGGCGTCATCATCGAGAGCATCGTGCGCGGCCAGCGCCGCCATGTGTTCGGCAACACGGGTCTCAACAACGAGACCCCGTTCGGCGAGCTGCAATACGATGTTTCCGCGTTCTGGCGCAGCGAATGGTACCCCGACATCACCGACGATCTGCTGGAAATCAACGTCAAGACCGGCGTCAAGATCGGCGACACGCAGGCCGAGATGGATCAGCGCCAGCAGGTCGGGGCCGTCCACACGTTCGGTCCATCCATGAGATTGAAACGCGAGCTAAGGGAGAAACGACGATGAGTGTCAGCAAGCAATCGCTGCGCGGCCTGCGGCAGCGCGAGCGCCTGGAGAAGCTGCGCGCGGGGGCGCCGAAAGGCATCCGCGTCGTGCCTGCGAATGATGACATGCGCAGGCTGTTGAAGCATCCGAAGGTTGGAGGCTTCCGCAGCGAAGGCGGCGTCGAGTGGCCCGATGACCGCTTCACCAAGCGCAGGCTCGCCGATGGCTCGATCAAGCGCGAGGAGCCCCCGCCCGAAGCGAAGCCAAAACAACATCAGCACCGATCCGAGAGTAACAACGCCGCCTAAGGGCGGCGTAATCATTTTGGGAGGACCGCAACGCTTGGCAGAGTGCGTCGTCTATTGGCTGTTCGATGGTACATGCGTTTGCCCGTGGCGACACGGTTATGTGGGGATTACGACGAGATGGCCGGGACGCCTCAAGCGTCATCGCCAACGGTTTGGATCAGACGTTCAGTGGCAGTTGCTTTTCAGTGGCGCGAAAGCCGAATGCCGATTGCTTGAATATGAGCTGCGGCCTGACTTCAACATCGGCTGGAACATCAATCCCGGCGGTATGAGGAGCGCGCGGCTCGGCGCCCGCCATACAGATGAAGCCAAGCGGAAAATGAGTGAGGCGAGACGAAACTGGTCAATGTCGCCAGAGGCGCGCGAACGCGCGCGCATCCGCATCCCGCGACCTACTACCCGGTGCCCGGTGGCGGTACTGCTGCCTCCGGCGGTCAAGTCATCTAAGGGAGGCGAGAGATGAGATTCTTTACTGCAGCCGAGCGCGATCCAATCTTCAACCAGCAGGGCTTTCCGCTGTGGCAGAAGCTGCAGTTTAAGCCTGGTGATACGTGCACGATCTACCTTGCCGGCCAGATCGCGGTCACTGGCTTCATCGAGACGCGGCAGGTTGCCTATGACGCCAACCAGCACGGCGTGATGCTGATCGGCAAGAGCGCGACGGCGAACGCGGCGAAGTCCAGCGTCGACACCAAGACCGGCAACTTCGACAACAAGAATATCGTGCAGTGCGCGAATGAGGTGTGCGCGCCCTATGGCGTAGGTTGTTCATTGCCCAGACATCTCCCGCCGGACCGATCGCGATGTCGGTCAGCATCTGCAGGCCGCCACCCACATAGCCGCCGGGTGGCGAAATCTGGTCGCCGGTCTTGAAGCCGGGCGGGCAGTTGTCGGTGCGCGCGCCGCACAGCTGCACGATCGGACTGCTCGGACCCGCGAAGTTGGAGATCCAGACGTTGTCGTTGCCATCCACGGCGGCTGCCCACGGCCCGGGAAGACCGCCGCCCTTGAACGGCGAAGAACCTTGCGCGCTCAAAACTTTGACAGCACCGCCGTTCCGTACATGCCCTACCTCAACTACGCGCCCAGCGCCTGGGTGCTGCCGCTCAAGTTCGACGGTGGCGGGTATGCCGGTGAATTAAGGAATACATTTGCCCAGTTGGTGTCATTGCCAACGAGAACTGCGCTGCCGTTGACCGAGACGCCGGGCAGCATTACCGACTCCGGAATAGGTACCGTCAGCAACGTGAACCGTCGCAGTGTAGCCATTGAGGTCTATCTGGCCGACCGTCGTCGCGCCTTTCTGGATCGTCTTGAATGGTCCATTGGTGGTGCCCGGAGTAAGCGTGGGAGCGGAGCCGTTATACGTATCGTCACCTGTATTGACGTTGACGTAAAAATCGCGATTGGCAACCAGCTTGGTCTGCCCACCGAGCACGCTCGCCGAAGCGGAGAACAAGACCCAATGGCCAGCGGCATCGGCCACCAGTCCGAGATACCAACCCGGTCCCCACGATGCAGGTTTGACCGGAGTGCCGTCCATCAGAAGAACTTCCATGCCGCCAAGCGCATTGACATCGACGTACACCGCGTCGGTGTTCGTCGCTATGGTCCTGACCCAGAGCACGAAGCCCTCGTGGATGACGAGCGGCACTGGCAATAGATTAACCGATATGGCATTCGGCGTACCCGCCGCTACGGCAAAGTTCAATCCATGCTGAACGCCGCGAGCCAGTTGAGACAAATCAGAATTAGCTGGCGCGACCCCAGTAGCGTTGATCAGAGCAACGATCTCGCGCTGCGGATACTCGATGCTCGCAGCTGGCGGGATCGAGCCGGCCGTTCCTGTTCCAGGGTTGCCGTTGATGTAGGGCTGATCACCCGGATTGACTTCTGCGGGTTTGCCGTAGGGTTGATTGTACTGCATGGTTGCGCGCGTCCTCATTCACAGCAGCCAATGGCTGCTCTGACTGCTCTGTCCCCAGATCAAAATCGTTGAGTCGTTTACGGCGTCCCTGCCATGGGATCGCCCGGTGTCTGGCCGGAGTAATCGAAGATGATTTCAGTGTGCCCAGGCTTCCACCGATTCAGAATGCATTCGAGATCGGTTGCGTAGCCAATGCGCAGATGAGGATCGACGCCGCACTGACCGGACGCGCAGCGAAACCATTGCAGGCTCGTGGTGTGAACGTGCACCGTCCAGTAG